ATGAGAGAAATAGCGTTTAACTTACTATGGTCAGCATCAGTAAACACGTTGCTATCACTAGCACTTTCCACAAGTGTTCTAATCTCTGCTGCTGTTTGGTCTGCTGTAGCAGAAGCTTCTATTGCATTTAACTTAGAATGGTCTGCGTCTGTAAAGACATTACTATCAGTTGCAGCTTCTACTGCTGTTCTAATCTCTGCGTTTGTTTGATCTGCTGTAGCATTTTCTTCAATACCACCTAACTTATCTATAATCTCCTGTTGAGCGAATAAGACCTGATCGGCATTAGTATCTAAATCTATTTCTGTAAGAACACTACCATCTTGAAAATCTACCTTCTTACTACTTATATCAGTATCTCTTTGAAACTTTATCGCAGCACCATTAGCAGGGGTATTACCACCAGTAAAGGTAAGAGTAGACCCACTAATCGTATAATGTGTAGTTATGGTTTTTAGTACACCAGCAACCGTTACATCAATCTCACTATCAGATAAAAAAGAAAAAGATATAGCAAAAGCAGTAGTACTTCCATTACCAGTATGGGTAGTAGACGATGATGCGGTGTTAGTAGCCATAATTAGTAAGAGAGTTCTTTCTCAATTTGATTATTCAACTCTAACTTTATCTTACCTTTTTTTTCTAATCTTTTTTGTATTTCTTTTTCTCCCATTACTTGTGTAAAAAATTCAGCTTCACCAGATTTTATATAATAATTGTTAATGCTATATAAGTTTGAATATATTTGCTTTGCCAGCATATCTCCTTTCTCACTGGTTAACCCTTCTTGTTCAATAATTTTACTTGCAGCTTTGTATGGTTTGCTATCTAAATAATTGTTCATAGCTTGTAATAAATTTACCTCTCCATACCTTTTACCTTGTGGAATATGAGTATTAATATATTCTCTAAGTTGACCATATTCTGTAGTATTTAACTTCTTACCTTCAATGTCATTGTTGCTGTAACCTGCGGAGATAACATCTTTTGGCTCTGGTAATTGTCTGCCTATTTGTGTCAAAGCTAAATAAATCTTATAATTCTTACTTGTCTTATGTTTTCTTAAAGCAAATAGATCTGGTCCTTTTTTATATGGATGCACTATAGGTTCGTTAGTTATATGTTCACGCATAAAAGGTAAATTAGCGTCATAGCCTGGTGTTTTTTTATGAATAGCAATTTTTAAATATGCCCACAGTTCTTTTAATAATTGTTTGTCATTAAAACTTTCATCTTCAATAGGTACATCTTCATTAATAACATCTCCTGGTCTTACTTTTGAATCACGTTTTTGTATAAACCTAGATAAATTTTCATCATTAAGCATCTCTTCTCTAGAATAACCACCTAATATTTCTAAAATATCACCAGGAATTGTTTTAAAACGTGATAATAAATTTGAATACGGAAGTAATCTTGAAACAGTTTGATCTGCTAAAAATTGTTTTGATTTATCTAATTTGTAATTTTTTAAAGGATTGTCACCAGTTTCATCAACTAAACCTGGTGCTGATGCTATAAATTCCAACATTTCATTTACTTGTTTTGTATAACTTTTATTAAAGATATTACGACCTACTACACCTGTCCAACCAACAGTAAAGTCATCAAAAGGTTTACCTTTTATAAAACCACTACTATTAACAAAATCAACCATCATACCAACAACTTGTGCTACAGGATCAATACCAATATTGTCGTATGAACTGTATGTATAAACTGGTTCACCATTTATAAACTTAGGAGATCCATCTTCGTTATATTGTAATTTACCTACGCTATAAGGTTGCCAACCATTCTTAGACATATTTATCCACATGGCTTTACCTTCTTTTGTTGTCCAATCAGGACCACCACCAGTTAAAATTGTATCTGGTACATAGTCTTCTTCTAAGAATTTATTACCGTAGTAAAATGACATTCCAGCAATCGTAAGACCAAAGCCTTGTGCTAAGTTCATACCACCTCTTGCTCTTTGTACGATAAGAGGATCTTTACTAAGTAAATCAACCCTTACTTCATCTGCTAAAAATTTATTTAGAGTTGCAAAATTTACAATTTCTCCAGCAAGGTTTAGCAGTTTATTGTCAGTGTTGGTTGGTAACGGAGTACCAATACCAGGTGTTATTTTAAATCCATCACTAATTAAATTAGACGGTGTTCTTACAAAGGTAAGATATAATCTAGCTATAGGATTTTTAGCCCATTTATCAACTTGATTTGCTCCCATACCAAACAAACTGTCAGTACGAATATCATTGGTAAAGGTAATTGATTTTGAAAATTCTTGAGCTTCTCCTAAAATTCTTTCAATTACTTTATCCTCAATTTCTCCCTTACCATTAGATAAAAAATATTCAATAATTGTATTGGTACTATCGTTAATATATGTATTAAGCTTGTCACCTTTATAACCTAATTTATTTTTACCATGTAGAAAAAACTTCATAGTAGAATAAGCAATTAGATTAGGTGCTTGAATTAAAGCATCATTAGAAGTCATTAATCTGCTAGGTAGTCTTATCCCTTTACCTGTCCAGTTAAAAGCAATCCTTGAAGCCCAATCTTTATTTGTAGTTGATATTTGAAATCTATCTTCAGGATTAAAAGCTACTTTACTGTTACCCATATTTATAAAGTTATCTTCCATATCCCATGATTTTTTCCACGATTTACTAGCAAACATAAAGTTTTGATGTAAAGCCATAAAATGTCTTAACGCTGCTTCAGCCCCATCTTTATCTCTCGCCCCTAAAGCAAGTTTAAAAGCATTTAGATATGTATTTAAAATACCTGAGATAAGGTTTACTTCATTAGTACCAGGAGCAGACATTAGTGCATTAATGCCTATTTCGTTAATTACTCTTGCTGTCTTGTTAGCTATTGAAGGTAGTATTTGATGTTTTTCTAATGCAACAATCTTTTCAACTTTTCCATTTGTTTGTTTTATTTTGTTAGCTACTTTATAAAGTCCAGTAAAATCACCAGTTTTCTTTGCTTTTTCTAAAGCTTTATTTAATTCTGTTTTTAAATCGCTAATTGCAGTTATCTTTTTGTCTAATGATATTGTTGTTTCACCTACAGACTCAGCAGCTATTCTTTTTTCTGCTGCCGACATATTCATTACTTCATCTACTGATTTACCTGCTATTCCAGAAGGTGCTTCTATTTGTAATGCTTGACCTGTCCTACCAAATGTTGTTCTACCAGGTAAACTTAACCCCAACCATTTATTTACTTCGTTAAAAGCTAAATCTAAATCATTAATAGCTTTTTCTATTTGATTAAAATCTTTTGAATTAAGAGCATTTACATATTTTATATTTGCATCAACAACACCATCTGTGGCTAGAGCAACAGTTTGAGTTAAAGCAACAGCAAGATCTTCTGTAGGTGCAATATCATTTATCAAAGCATATATCTTAGTAATTTCTTGAATGTGTTTAGTTTTAGATAAATCAATAATTCCATCATCAAATAAATTTAAACCACCTAATTGCATTTGATATTGAGTTTTTATTGGGCTAGTTCCTCCTTCATTTTTTATTTTCTTTAATCTTATTAACTCTTCGATAAGACCAAAGTTTTCTGACTTAGCAACTTTGTTTGTATATTGATTAGGAGTTAACTCAGGATCACCTAAATCTTGTTTTTGATTGCTTGTGTTTGTTTTGAATTGATTTATATCTACTTTTTTAATATCAATTTGATTTTCTGCATCCCAGTATATTTTTACTTTATGTAGTCTTTTACCTTTACCTGCTAAGTTACCACCTTGATGTGTTACTCCTCCATAGCCAATTTTTGATAGTTCAAAATTTAAATCATCAAGTAAGTTTGTAAATTCACCTACTGAAAGAGCTTCTCTTTGATAAATATCTTTTAAATTCTCTACTATGTCTGCATAACTAAAAGATTTAGTCGTTTCCCAAACATCTAAAACTTCACCACCTTCATCTGTACCTTCGAGAATTTCTTTTATAAGTTGTACTTCTGGGGTATCGTCTGTCCAATTTAATTTTTGATCAGCATCAATAAATTTTACTGGTTGTTTTTCTGTAATCTCATAAACAACTGGTTTAAATTCGGGTGTTTTAGGGGGATTTGT